CGCTGAAGTATTACGCGTGCCAGTCGTAAACTGACGGATCGACTGAGACATGTTCACTTCGTCATAGCCAAGAACGCCTTCGCCCATCAGACCATTTTTGAACTGACGAGAAATGGTATCCGTTGGGTTGAACAGACCTTTCATGCCTTCGACAAGACCAGCGTTAGCGGCTGGATTGACGCAAGCATAACGCTGATTCATTGGCGTAGCGAACTCGTTCAGCTTCTGCTGTGCCTGAAGAAGAACCAGCGAAGTTGAAGGGGTCGTGCCTGGCGTGCCAACAGAGTTATAAATACCCTGGTAGGAGTTAGCCACGTCAGCGTCGATAGATGAAGCAAGCTGAGAAATACGTGGTTTCAACACGCGTTCAGCGAAGTCATCCAACTGCATGGTGAGTTCGGCAGACGTAAAGTTCACGCCAATGTGCTTCTGTGAAGAAACCGTCAAGGTCGTGTATTGCTCGTTGTCATCCTGAACCTGAAGAGCAGCGCCGTCCGTAACCAAAGCGCGGTCTGGAAGACGGATGCGGAGGGTAGAACCGATCTTAGCGCCTTCGACGGCGAAGCTGTCGTCATACTGGCGGTTGACCGTGCGGGTGATTACAAGGTTGTTCTCTAGAATTTCCAGAGCCTTTCTTGTAATCATATCAATTGTTAAGAGTGAATTGCTCATTTTATGTCACCTATCTGCGACGTTGAGCCTCTAACTTCCTAATCTGCCTCTGTCTATCCGCTTCAATCCATTCAGATGCTGACATACTTTTGATCGCGCGAGGGTCGGTCGTATCATATGCCGGGGCACCAGTGGAACGCGAAGAAACAGGAGCAATAGGAGCCGGGGCGGTTGAAGTTTTCTTAACCGGTGGGTTTGAAGCTAATTTAGCCTCAATTTTCCCGATCTCTTTTGCCTGCAAAATCGGCGGTAAACTGGCAATCCTATGGGCTTCTTTTGGGTTGGAACCGAGGTGATAGATCACTTCAGGGCCAATATCCGAAGCCTGTATGGACTGCGCCATCACGTCAGTCACAGGAAGATTCGGATTATACGCGACTTGTTCAAAGTCCTCGTATCTCGACCGAGCGTCTTCCTCTTTTTCGTGATAGGCGTCTAGGATCTGAGCTTGCTGTTTTGCGGCCTCTCGCTGCGCTAACAACTCTTGAGCTTTGCGTTCAGCCAATGCTTCTGCATAGACCTGCGCGTTCTCATAGTCGTCTGGCGCGGGTGGAGGTGCAGCGGGCTGTTTAGCCTGTTGCTCCGCAAGCCGTTGGGCTTGATCCCGTTCCCATTTACGCTGTTCTCTTGCAAGGCGCTTCCCGACAATTGCATCCAACTCTTCTTGAGTGAATGATTTTGCCTGGGTTTGTTCCTCCGGCGTCGTCTCAGCGGGTGCAGGTGCTGCCGTAGCTTCCTGTTCCGGCGCGGGGCTGATCTCCGCTACAGCCTGTTCTTCATCAGACATTACGTCTCCTACCTAGCTATCCGGCTAGTCGGTTTAGTCGTAGGCGATTGTAACCTTGGGAGTTGTGCCGCCTAAAACAACGTATATTCCATTTTTCAGGAAAATACCACTATCATCACCAGTAAGCTGATATACACCAGGAGTTGCCGCAGTGAAAGTGGCAATTACAAGTGGATCACTGGTTGAAGATGCCGAAGAATCATAGACCGTAACCGTTGGTGACGTGCCTGAACTGACAAAAATGCTTTTCAGCTTGCCAGCCGATGCTTTTACCTGCGCCGTAGCGCTTAATTGCACATAGTTCGTCATGCTAAAAACCTCAGTTTGTAGAGTGTGCTAAGATAAAGCCCTATAATCTCGTCGATTATGTTTTGAAGGGCCGTATCAGACTCTTCACAGACTTTAAAGCGGTTTTCTTCGATGTCTTTCAGTGAATCTTCAAGAAATTCTACCACATTTGTAGTTTTCTTGGCAGACATCAGTGAAATCGGTCCAATAAGACCATGCCGACCTTGATAAGCCTCTGCAAAATCATCAGCCTTATCAATAATCTTATCATAAAACTTGTTTAGCGCCTTATGCTTCGCGTAGGACCGCGTGTTTAGATGGACGCTATGCGTCACATCCCGCGCTAAGAACAGATGTCCTACAAAATCAGCCGCTTTCATATGCCTAACTCGCCTTGTTCTGGGTTACGCGCCTGTGTTCCCCGCACAATATCGCCTGTGTCCATAGCCGCAGCGACGGTTCCCATAACAATATCTTGGATTTGCTCTGGTGTCATGTTGGCCGCTGTCGCCTGAATACGTTTGGTTTCAGCATCAAAAGCCTTAATTTGCGTATTTTGCTCATCAATTTTTAGCTTCTGCATATCATAAGACTGCTGAAGTTGTTGAATCATCTGAGTCGTTTGCTCCATCTGATTCGCCATATCATTCATTTGTTGGCGCATCATCTGAGCTTCTGGCGACTCATCCGTATTTTGAAGAACTTTTGGATCAAGCATTTTTTCAAAACGCTCGGCCATTTGTTCAGCGCCAGGCCAATCCATATTCTTAACAAACAGATCACCTGCAACCGACCAAAGAGCCGGATTTGTCTGAAGGATCTGGCCCATTGTGTCCATAGCCTCTTGCTTGCGGGTCATGTAGCTCGGTCCGCTAGAGACTTGCACATCGTAAGTGCCGACATTTGGATTATAGATCTTGGCAATCTCAATACCCTGCTGATCCACGATCTTTTTGACCGGTTCAGTTTGCATTGGGTTGATCTTAGCCATTTTAACTTCGCCGCCAGCATCTATAATGCGAGCCACGCGTTCAGTGTCATAGATTTTAGGGATAAGGTCTATGAGTTGTCTTGTGACATACTTGACAGCGCGGGAAAGATTATCAACGTAGTGGTAAGTAGACGTGTCGCCTTGCCGCTCCCGCGCCAGAATAGCACGACCCGTTCGTTCGTTGCTTGTCGCGCCAATTGAACTATCATACTGACCCGTGGTGGCTTTGATGTCTTCACCTGCGCCAGCCTTAGCCTGTATAAGCCCGACTTGAGCTTCTGGCGGAGAAGAGCGGCTTGGTAGGGGAAGAGGATTTCCAGCGCCATCAGAAACGTCCGGGTTTACTTCCAAATACGGCCAGTTGTTTGTATTGGCCGTCTTCCACTGCATTTCATACCCTTCAAACTGACCACCATAGCCAATGAAGGGGGCTTTAGGAGCCAGTGCAAGCATCTCAGCTTCCTGACTGACCCAATAGTTATACATGCGCTGTGCGTCTTTGGCATTACGAACCAAACCGCTGATGAATAACAGCCCATCTACCTCAAATTCGTTGCCGATGACGCGGACAATCGGAATATATTTACCCGCCCAATCACGCTCTTCCAGCACCTCAAAACCGTTAGTTTTGAGCCATTTTACCTTACGACGGTCCACTTCACGCGAACGCAATGGCTTGCCGAATTGCATCTTCAGCATTTTATCTTCAGGCGTATTATTAAATGCCGTCAAATTGCCGGGGTAAAGATTAAGATCTTCTTTTTTATGCTCAATATAAAAATACTCAGCGATGCGGACCATATCCTCCGACACCCACTGAGCAATAGACTGATCGCCTACACCCATTGTCATAGATGTTGAAAGCGGTGTTGAGTCTGGATATAGACGCTCAAATTCATCTTTTTTGATGTCTTCAGTAATGAAGCACCACTCGGCGTCCTGACCGCAAGGATCTTTAATCGTTGGGTCCATATAGACGCTGAACGAGTTACGAACGCGCCCTATTCTAATATCTTGATCAAAAGAGTCTTCTTTTAAATATTCCGTTAATATGCGGATATAACCTTCGCCGTATGTGACCTGGTTATCGCAGGCGGTATCATAGGCTACGTCAGCATCTGACATATACTCAATATGACGCACGATACCGTCGAAGATCTCAGCGACCTCTTCGTCAGCGTTCTCATCAGCAGGTATGACTCGTCCGGTCGGACGGTTCTGACGCTGCTCGTTTGTTACCAGACGGACGTGTTGCGGTAGTTTGTTGATCGTAAGGCATGGCCGCGCGTTGATCGTTTGACCCTGCACCGCGCCTCTTGTCGCCAGCACGTCAGCAGGCCATTGCCACTGATTGTCAGGAC